CTTCATCCGAAAGCACCATCACGCTGGTCGAACCAGTCGATGTGACAGCCGACCGCGTGACATAGAAATCCACCGCCGCCACCGGCTGGCCATCGCGGGCGTTGTGGTGATCGATGACAGCTTCGACGGTCAACCCGGCGCTCGTCATGCGCCGCCACGGTTCAAGCCCGACCCACGAAAACTGCGGCATCCGATAGGCCCGGGTGCTGCTGTTTATCAGCCCCGCGCCGGTCAGGGTCGAGGCAACCGAGCCGGTGTAGAAACCCGCCGCGATCGACACGCTGGTCAACGTATCGGCGACAAACCATTCTTCGGTCAGATAGGCGTAGATATCGAGATCGGCACCGACCGCCTGTTCGATGCGCAATGCCTGGTTCGGAAAAGGCCGGCGAACAATCTTTTCAGTCAGGGCAACCGCGCGCGCCGCGTTAATGGCGCTGTAGGTCTTGGCGCGGTTCCACCCCGGGCTGTTGCCGCTGCCCGACAGTTTCGACAGATCGAAAGCGCCGCCGATAGTGCCCGCCAGGCCTTCAAGCCGAATGCGCGCGATAACGCCATTGCCGTCGATGTTGCCGCCATTGGGCAACGCGCCCGGCCCCAGGATCTGGAAGGCGATAAGGTCACCCGTCGCCATCAGCCCTGCCCTCCGGCGCGCGCGCCCGCTGGCGCCGAAAATGCGAAATTGCGCATGGCGACCTCATCTGCTTGGGGAAAAAAAGCGGGCCGGCACCGTATCGATGCCGGCCCGGAGTTCAGTTCAGGCGCTGAATTTCATCAGCTTGATCGCCCGGCTGTCGATAACCGTCCCGCCGACGCGCTTGGTGGCGTAAAAGTGCACGAACGGCTTGTTCGAGAAGGGATCGCGCAGCACCACCGTTTCGCGGCGCTGGGCAATGAGGTAACCCGCCTGGAAGTTGCCGAAGGCGATCGACAGGCTGTCGACCCCGACATCGGGCATCGCAGCGGCCTCCACCACCGGATAACCGAGCAAGGTCGCCGGCTGGTCGGCGGTCAGCGCCGGTTGCCACAGGAAGGCGCCGGTCGTGTCCTTGAACTTGCGGACCCGCGCCAGCGTTGCCGAATTCATCACGAACACCGCGCCCTGGCGATAAGGCGTCGCCAGCGCATGGACGAGATCGATCAACCGATCCTGCGGGTTGCTCGCGGCAAAGGCGCCGGCGGCCCCCGAAGCGATGGTCTGCAAGGTGCCGAACGCCCGCACCGTATCATCGGCCGTGCCATTCGGCGCCGCCAGGAAACCGCGCGGCTTGTTCACGCCATCGCCGGTGACGAACGCCACGCCTTCGGCCCGCGCGAATTCGCGGCCGATCTCGCCACCCAACCAGGCCTCCACATCGAAGAATGCATCGTCCAGCATGGCCTGGCTTGCCGCCGGATTGGCATAAAGCTCGCCCATCGGCGGGGCGATTTCGGCAAAGTCCGGGGTTTCGGTTTCTGCCCGCGCCCCCGTCTCGCTCACCCAGCCCGACACGACACCGCTGGTGGTGATCAGCTTGCGGTAATTGGCCGAACCGACATCGACGACCTGGGCGATGCTGCGGATCGGCGACGCGGCGCGCAGCACCCTGTCGATCACCGCATCGATCTCGACCGGCACGGCGACGCCGCCCTTGGGGCCGATGCCGATGCTGGCGGCCTTGATACCGTCGCCCGGCAGCGTGCCGTGGCGCAGGTAATTTTCGGCAAAGGCCGGCGTGGCGGCATCGGCCTTGGCCCCCGCCAGCGCCGGGCGGGGCAGCCCGCGAGCCGTCACCAGCGTCGACAGCCGCGCCATTTCGGCGCGCAGCTGGATGATTTCGGCACCGCTGTCGGGGGTTGCCTCGAACACGGCTTCGATCGCGTCCGCCTTGGTTTCATAGGTCATTCAACGTCTCCTTCTGGCAAAGTCGAAAATCCGAGCACCCGTGCCAGCGGCTGCATCGGAAAGGTCACGAGCGACACTTCGAGAAGATCGAGCCGCGCAAGGCGGCGCAGGCCCCGCGCCCGATCGGGGCTGGCCTGTTTGACGCGGTAGCCGAACGACAGCCCGTCGATGGCGCCCGCCGCGATCAATCGCGCCGCCTGCGCCCCGCGCCCGGCGGCGACGATGCGCGCGACGATGCGCAAACCGCGGCCATCCTCGGCAAGCGATTCCACGAACCCGATCGGTTCCTTGCTGTCGTGCTGCCACAACAGCGGCACGGGCTTGGCGGCGCCGGCAAAGGCCCCCGCGAGCACGATATCGCCGCCCGAATCGGGCACGCCGAAGACGCTGGCATAGCCAGCGATGCGAATGTCGGCCATGCGGCCTCCTTTGCTGAAAGGGAGCAAAATCAAACCGTCACCACCGCGCAGGCGGGGGTGACCGGATAATGGGTCGCTAACTCTTCAGCCGCGCGACCAAATCGAACCGATAGGCGAGCCCCAACAGAAAAAGCGCCACCGCCGAGCGCACGCCCCAGGCGATCACCGCCGAAAGCGCCGATTTCTTGGCATCGCGCCAGCCCTGGATGAGCTGGCGCAGTTCGATGATGTCGGGCGCCGCCTTGTCGTCCATCAGCCCCAATGATCGCAGCGCGCGCGCCGCCCCCATCTCGCAGGCCTCCTCGACCAGCGCACGCAGCGTCACCCGCGTCGCGCCTTCGGCTTCGGCCTGGGCGACCAGTCCTTCGAGCATCGTCGTCATCGGCCAGCCTCCAGCCCGAGCAGGGCGCGCTTTTCCAGATCGGTGAGAAAATCCGCCGCCGATACCTGCGACCACAGCCGTTCCCGGTCTTCCGAAAGCGCCGGCACCGCATCGCGATCGACGCTGAGCGCCAGCCCCGGCCACCAGTTCTGCAATTGCGCCGACAACGCCGACAGGATGCGACTGGTCAGCGGCAGCAGCGTCAGCCGCCACAACGCGATATTGGCTTCCTTGTAATTGGCATGGGTCGCATCGCCGGGCAGGCCGAGCAGCAACGGCGGCACGCCGAACGCCAGCGCAATTTCGCGCGCCGCGGTATCGCGCGCCCGGGCAAAATCCATTTCCGCTGGCGTCAGGCTGAGCGGTTGCCAGCTCAGCCCGCCATCGAGCAGCATCGGCCGCCCGGCATTGGCGGCGCCACTGAACGCCGCTTCCATTTCGGCCTTCAACCGGTCGAACTGTTCGCCACTCAGCGCCGAACCATCGCCGGGCTGGTAGATCAACGCCCCCGATGGCCGCGCCGCATTGTCGAGCAATGCCCGGTTCCAGCGCGCCGCGGCATTGTGCACCGCGACCGCCCCCGACGCCGCCTCCAGGCAGCCGGCGCCATAATGATCATCGAGCGGGTGAAAGCCGCGGATGTGCAGCAGCCCGGCCCGGTCCCCGATCGTTTCCGCCGGATAGCGGCTGAGCATGTCGCCGGCGCGATAGAGATAGCCCGTCGGCCAGCCGCGACTGTCCGATTCCACCGTCACCCGCTCGGGCCGCAAGGCGAACAGCGCGGCGGGCAAGCCATCGGGGCCGATCGCCGCCTCGACATAGGCATTGCCGTGCAACAGCAATTGCGCCGCCAGCGTTTCCAGCAACCCCGGCCCCGACGCCCCGAAACCGGCACTGGCCAGCAGCGCCAGCGCCTGATGGCCAGGCGGATTCGACACCAAAGGCGCGCCGCCCGCCCCTTCCGCCACCAGCCGGATCGCCCGCGCCGCCACCGGATTGGCAAGGAAGCTGTCGCGCACCTGCGCCTCGTAACTGCGCGGCGCCTCGCCGCCCGACCAGGGCGTCGCCCAGGACGGAATTCGCGGAGAAGGCGCAGCGGATTTGGTCCGCCAGAAAGGCAGTTTCATGGGAGTCTCCCTTCAACAAATAACCACGCCCCTCTCCCGCTTTCGGGAGAGGGGCGTTCACAACGCCCGCACGCCGGGCGTCGCCGGCTTGTCCCCCAGCATCAGCGCGGTCAGCGCCCAGACCAGCGCATCGGCACGATCGGGTGATCCGCCAGGCCCCGCATAAATCCCGCTGCTCAGGAAACCGCAAAGTTGATCTTCCAGCTCAGGGAAAACACCGATATGGCACACACGGCCTTCGCCATAAAGGCTGGCGATCGGCTCCGCCCGCGCCACCTTGCCGCGCGAGGCGCGGACTTCGGTGACCGGCAGCGCCGTGTTGATCGATTTGAGCACCGCCGTCACCATGTCGCCACCATTGTTGACCTCGGCAATCACCCGGTCGGCGGCCCAATATTCCGCCGCGTTCACCACCGCGCGCGCCCAGATTTCGGGCCGTGCGCGAGCGACGCTGGCATCGGCCAGCACATGGCCTTGCCCATCCGCCGTCATCCCGACCGCAACGATGCCGCACACCCCTTGCGCACCGCCGGCCGGCGGATCGACGCCGATGATGATGCGCACCAGGTCCGGCACGTCGCGGCGCCGCTGGCGTTCGAGCAGTGCCCGCGTCCACAGCGCATCGTTCAGATCATCGACAATTTCGCCGCCCAGTTCCTGCCGCCCGGTGGCGGTGCCGCCGAAGCGCCGCGTCAGATTGGCGATGTAACTCGGCGCCAGGTTGGCGGCATTGTCGTGCATCGCGCCGCGCGTCACCACGACACCGGATTCGGTGAGCAGGTCTTTCAACCAGGCCATCGGCAAGGGCGTCGTTGTCAGCAGCAAGCGCGGTTGCGCCCCCAACCGCGTCGCCAGCCGCAAATTCATCAGCGTCGCTTCGGCGCGTGGCCAGTGCGCGAATTCATCGCCCCAGGCGAAATCGAACTGGCCGCCGCGCAGCGCATCGGGTTCACCGCCCGAATACAGCCGCGCCTGCGAACCATTGGCCCAGGTCAACTGCCTGAGACTGGGCACGAATGTCACATCGCCCCCCGGCGGCACCCGCGCCAGCAGGCCGGATTCGCCCTCTACCATCACGGCGCGGGCGGCGTCGAGACTGGCGCCAACAAGCGCAAAGCGCCGCCCCGGTTGCGCCGCCAGCGCATGCACCCATTCGGCGCCGGCGCGAGTCTTGCCGAAACCGCGCCCCGCCAAAATCGCCCAGATCGTCCAGTCGCCCGGCGGCGGCAATTGCGCGGTGCGCAAGGTTCCCGCCCAGGCGAGCGTCGCATCGAGCGCCGCCGGGCCGTGCTGTTTCGTCACCCCGGCGCGCTGCGCCGCCGTGGCGGCGTGCCAGGTGTCGGCCACGGTCCCCGGGCGCGCGTCGTCCTTCTGGCGATCTGCCATGAATGTGCGCCTCCGATTTTATGGGGGTCAGTCGGTCGGCCGCGCCAGCGCCCTGATATCGTCACGCACCGCCGCGATCTTTGCCGCATTGATGGTCTGCATCGGCCGCGCCGCCGCGACCGGCCGGCGCTTGAGCATTTCCAGCGCGACCTTGGGGTCGACATCGCCGGGTTCGCCTTCGAGCAGGTTCGACAGCATCCGCATCTCGACCTGTTCCCAGGCGATGCCGAGCGCGCGCCGCCAGGCATCGGCCAGCGCCGGCGAACGGTCACGCATCGCATAAACGGCGGCAAGGCTCTGCCCGATCGCGGCCGCCGCGGTCGTCGGATTGCCGGTCTGGGTGAGCACGGTGATGAAGCGATTGCGGGTCGTCACCGTCCAGGCGCGTGTGCTGAATTCCATCCTGTCCTCCCCGGGGCCAAAGCAAAAGGCGCCCCGGGGGTCTGGAGCGCCTTTCGTTTTCGGCGGATTTCTGAAGCGTGGGCTTTTTCTATCCAAAAGCGTGACGCTTGTCAACAATAAAGTGCCATATAGGTGATTTTTCTCTCCCCTCTCTTCTCCCCTCCCGGAACGGGAGGGGTCGGGGGTGGGTTCTCCGTCGCAATGGCGCAGACTCCCGGCATACAGGAACATCCCCCCGCCCATGGCGCCGCCGCCGCCACCGGTCCATGATGCAAAACCAGCAGGAGTTGAACCACCGCCATGCGCACCACCGCCGACTCGTCGGGCGTCCGGCTCTACTATCTCGATGATGGCGACCCGGTGGCGCGCACCCTTTTCTACGGGCCGCTGGCCGAGGCGCTGACGATCGCCGCCGAGCAGCCCGTCGCGATCCAGGGCGGACTCTGGATCGCGACCCATGACGATGTCGTCGCCTATCTCGACATGATCGAGGGCTGAACGCCGGGGCGGGACACAGTCCCGCCCCCTTGGAGGCGCATCAGTAGTAGCGCTCCTCCTCCCACCAGGGGAAAAAGTCCGGCATGTCGCTCGACACCTTGTCGGGATAGACCGGGGCACGCTTTTCAAGGAACGACACCACGCCTTCC